CTACGCAGAGACCTATGACGGCGGTATCAAGTTTACCATCTTCGGGGACGCCAACACGGTTGCGATCCCCATTGTGGCGGAGGTGAGCTGATGGGCCATGTAACGGTGGTTGGCGGGTGCAGAGCGAAAGCCCCGTCAACCGGTATCTTGGCAAGTGCTTTGCCGGTGGGGTCTACGGTCAAACTGATGGAGGGTGGCTCAGCGGTTGAATATCTGGTGGTGAATCAGGGCATCCCCAGCAATTCCAGTCTGTATGACGCAAGCTGTGACGGAACGTGGCTGCTAAGGAAAGATATACGTGAGTTACTTGCATATAACAGTTCCGAAAACAATAGCTACAAAGAATCTGCAGCCCACAATTACATCAACGATACATTTTTAAACCTGTTTGGAGGAATGGAACAGACTGTTATTAAGCAGGTTAAAATCCCCTATGTGAATGGGACTAGCGGCGCGGGAATTGCTTCCGGTGCATCTGGACTGTCTGCAAAAGCCTTTCTACTATCCGGTTATGAGATTGGGATTGGGGGAGCAGATTATTTGCCAAGAGATGGCGCAAAATTGGACTACTTTGATCAGATTGCTGGTGCAGACCCAAAACGCATTGCATACCTAAACGGTTCGGCATCTTTTTGGTGGCTTCGCTCTCCATACACATACAGAGCAAGCACAACTAACGTGTGGTACGTTTACAATAATGGTAGCTGCAATACTATCAGATCAACTTACCAGTATGGCGTCCGCCCTGCCCTCATTCTCTACAGCAATGCACTATTTGACGCATCCACATTGATTCTAAAGGGGGTGGCGTAATGGGACATTGTTTGTTCATGCGGAAGGGCAGCATCCACAAAAAGCCGTCTTTGCTGCCATTTGGCTACACAGAACTGGCGTATATCCAAAGTAGCGGAACGCAGTACATTGATTCAGGCTTAAAACCAAACCAAAATATGCGTGTTGTTGTGAAGTTATCTACGTCAGAAACCGGCAGCTATACGATCTTCGGGGCAGATCTTAGCTGGACTGATGATGGCTTTGCGCTTGGCGTTGGGTTTACCCATTATGGAAAAGAAACCGGAACAATTTCCGGGTTGAATAACGAATCTCCGCATGAGGTTGATTTTAACAAAAACATTATCTCTGTGGATGGATCAACTGTTCTGACTATGGGGGCTTCGACATTTTCTATTCCATACAATTTGGTTCTGTTTGCAAATAACCGCGCCGGGGGGATTCAGGAAAAAACAACGATGGCGCTCTATTATTGCAGGATTTTTGATGGAGATACCCTCCTGCGCGACTATATCCCCTGCATCAACGCATCCGGAGCTGTGGGGCTGTACGACTTTGTTGGCAGGCAGTTCTACGGCAACGCCGGGACAGGGGCCTTTACAGGAAGCGAGGTGGCATAATGGGCAAGGTGATTATGAGCGGCATTGTGCCGACGCTGAAAGCACCGGTGACGTATAACGCAAATTTCGCGGATAACGATTGGGCTACGATCATTAAAGCCTGCCACAAGAACCAAGTGCCGGAGACGTGGGTAGTTGGGAACCAGAAAGCCATGACGATTAACGGGGCAGATTACGTTATCGACATTATCGGCAAGAATCATGACGATTATGCTGATGGCTCCGGGAAAGCTCCCCTGACCTTCCAGCTGCATGACTGCTACGCGGACAGAAAGATGATGAACGGTGGCAACACCAACAGCGGCGGCTGGACGAGCTGTGACATGCGGCAGACGCACCTGCCCGCCATTCTGGCGCTGATGCCAACGGAGGTACAGAACGGCATCCAAGAGGTGAATAAGCTAACCTCGGAGGGTTACCGGAGCACCACCATCAGCACCACGGCGGACAAGCTATTCCTGCTGAGCGAGATCGAGATTTTTGGTAACATCACCTATTCTGCAAGCGGCGAGGGCACACAATACGCCTACTATAAGGCAGGCAACAGCAAGGTGAAGAATTACAACGGTAGCGCGAACCGCTGGTGGCAGCGCTCTCCATACATTGGCAACTACACGAGTTTCTGCGCGGTCAGCAACAGCGGCCTCGCCGACTACATCAGTGCGAATGATGTGTATTGCATATCTTTTGCCTTCTGCTTTTGAAAAAGCCGGAGGTCAATCCTCCGGCAAGTCCCACAGAGATTCCGACGCGGCCTGCTGGGCGACGATCTTTTGCTTGAGTTCGTCCAGTTCGTCCAGCAGCTTTACGGTCATGTAGTAAAGTTCTTCATAGGCTTGGCGCTGTGCTTCGGTCATGTTGACCACCTCCTTTGAGGGGATGATACCACAGGGGCCGTGTCGGAACGCGTCGGAATGTGGCGCAACAACAAATTAAACCCGGTTGAAGTTCAACCGAAAAAATGAAAGGGGTATACATTATGGAAAAGAAGTTTGCTGAGATCATCAACGAGGGCTGCAAGAGCGGCAAGACCATCGAGGCTATCAACAAGGAGCTGAAGGAGGCTGGCGCCAACTTCCACCTGAACCCGGACGGCGGCGTGGCCGGTTGGACCGAGGCGGAGATGGCCGAGGGCTTCATCCCTGCGGAGACCGAGCCGGAGGACGTGCGTCATCTGCATGACTATATGCGGCGTGACCCTGCCAAGGCCAACACCGAGGAGGAGGTCTGGGCGCCGGAAGGCCATTACCGTATTACCTTCGACGAGGATGGTCGTCCTGAGAAGGCCGTGCGGGTGTGACCACCGAAAGGAGGTACACCATGAACGCTTTACACATCAAAAACACGGTGTTGGCGGTGCTGGCTGCGGCTGGCTCCGCCATCGCCCAGGCACTTGGAGGTTGGGACGTGGCTCTCAAAGTTCTGATCTGCTTTATGGCGTTAGATTACGCCACGGGCTGGCTGGTGGCAGCGATCTGGCACAAGTCCGGCAAGAGCAAAACCGGGGCGCTGAGTTCCGACGCCGGGTTCAAGGGGCTGGCGAAGAAGTGCGTCATACTGGCGCTGGTATGGATGGGGGCATTATTGGATCAGGCCACATCCAGCGACTTTGCCCGTGACGCAGTGTGTATGTTTTTCATCGCCAACGAGGGACTGTCAATTTTGGAGAATACGTCAGTAATGGGGATCCCCTACCCCGCCTTTATTAAAAATATGCTGGATGCCATTCGTCAGGCCAGCGATCAGGGGAAACAAAATACGGAGGCTCACACATGAGCACGAGAGCGGGCACTGTCCCGCTCTCCGACCTCCAATTTTTGAAAATTTATTTTAATAAGCGGCGTCTCCGCTCCACCACGGCCAACCTGAAAAAGATGCTGGCGGAGGCGGGCGGGGACGCTATCTGCAATGGCTCCATTTTCCTGCGGAACCAGACCCCGGCCTGCCACCTGAAAGCGGACGGACAGACCCGCAAGGCACCCAATTACCGGGCGTGGGCCATCAGCTGGAACGACCCGGCGGACTTCGGCGTGAGAACCGTGCCCAACGGGGACCGGAATTACATGGAGTGTGTCCACCTCATCATCGGCGGGAAGAAGATCATCCCCGTCACCTGCGGAGCGGATATGCGCTACCGTGCGCCACGAACGGCCATCGGCACCAAGAACGGGCGGTTCGCCTACTATGTGAGCCGTGACCGGCGGACGCCGGAACAGCTCCGGGATTTGCTGGCCGCGTCCGGCTGGGACAACGCCATTATGATGGACGGCGGCGGGTCTACTTGCTTCATGGACAAGAACGGCAAGGGATTTAGCGGGGACGGACGGGTAATCCCGTTCTTCCTCGTCTGGAAGCTGAAAAGCGGGGACGCATACGAACCGGAAGGAGAGAAACCTATGGTAGAGATCAACGCCTATTCCAAGGCGAAGGACGGCAACAAGAAGTTGTCCACCCATTTCAAAGTGAAGGAATTTGCCTGCAAGGATGGTTCCGATGCCGTACTGGTAGCGCCCCGGCTGGTTATGGTTTTGCAGAGCATCCGCAGTCACTTCGGCGCTCCGGTGACGATTGCCAGTGCCTACCGGACGCCCCAGTACAACGCCAAAGTGGGCGGCGTGGCCCACAGCCAGCATTGCTACGGCACGGCGGCAGACATCATCGTGAAGGGTCAGACGCCCGAGGCGGTGGGGGCATTTGCCCGAGAACTCATGCCCGATTGGGGCGGCGTGGGAATTTACAGTCAGCAGGGCTTCACCCACGTGGACGTGCGGGAGGTCCGGGCCGACTGGAACGGATAAGGAGGGCCAAGTATGGCAGGATACTACGATAGAAACAAAGACTACTCCAAGGAGCTTCAGCGGACAGATCTGTCGGCTTCCGAGCGGGACCGACTGACCAAGGAGCGCGAGAATAAAATCGCTGACAAGTACGGTGGCAGGGAGCCGAACATGATCGGCTCCGACAAGACGTACAGCCAGACCTATGACAAGGGCGGCAACCGGCGGGACACCAGCTCTTCCGGCGGCAGCTCTCAGGCGGCAACCGGGGGGACGCCTTATGTAAAAGGCCCCGGCTACGGCACCGGCGGCTATACAAATCCGGGAATTTACGGTGCGGCCAATTTGCAGCCCACGGATCAGGCAAATTACTGGAAGAAGATGACCGGCGGCGCGGATATGAGCAGACGGCCCGATCTGGCCGGGGGATATTCCATTTCCAACGGCTACACCGTGTTTTACGATGAGAATGGCTACGCGAAGAAGGCTGTGAAGGGCGTGGCGGACTACACCCCCCATCAGGACATCAACGCCGGGAACGGCAGCTACGGCAAGAGCGGCGCGTGGACGGACAACGAGATGATGTCCGCACTGGACCGCTCCAAGATTCAGGACATCCGCAACCGACTTCAGCGGGGCGAGATCACCGGGGATCAGGCAAACCAGGCGGCAAATGCCATCCGCGCCGGGTACGGCTACACCATCGACAAAAACGGCTATGTGACAGACAGCGGCGCTCTTTCCTCCGTGAATGATCTGCGGCGGCGGCTGGGTCTGGACGTCAGCCCGGAAAGCGCAGAGCTGGCCTACTACCGCTATCTCATGGGCACGGACACCTCCCCCTCCGCACAGATGAACGGCAAGGTGCAGTCCTTTGGGGACTATCTGGCGGAGAACGGCGGCGTACAGGCCGGGACCTCCGGCTACGGCACACCGGCGTACAGCCAGCAGCGGGTCACGGACATCAGCGCCGGGAATGTGCCGGTACAGAACCCCGGCACCGCCCAGACCGGCATGAGCTTTGACATTGGGGACGGCAGCGACTACCTGAAGGAACTGTACGCCAAGAAGGTGGCGGCAGAGCTGGCGGCGCTGAAATCCGCTTACGAGAAGAACACCGCCACACTGGATGCCAGCCGCGCACAGATCGCGCCGGTGTATGACATTGCCCGGAACAGCGCGGCCAACCAGAACGCCCTGAGCCGGGGCGCGTTTCAGGAGATGGCAGTGGCAAACGGCCTGAACACCGGCACCACTGGACAGGCGGCGCTGGCACAGGACGTTGTGCTCCAACAGAACCTCTCCCAAATCGACCGGGAGCAGGCGGAAAAGACGGCGGCCATCGATCTTCAGCGGAGCCAGCTTGACACCGAGTATCGGAACGCCATTGCCAAGGCAGAGGCCACGGGAGACGCGGAACTGGCAAACGCCCTGTATGAGGAATACGTCCGGCAGCAGAATCTCTACGCCAAGTACGGCGCACAGACGGGCGGCTCCGGCGGCTCCGGCACGGCGGCTGTGGTAAAACCCAATCTGACGGCCAGTCAGGTGCAGTCCGCGTTGAAAAACGGCATCGTGACGGATGATGTGATCTCCGCTTTCGATTATTACTACGGGCAGGGGGCCTATGATTCCCTGTACGGCACCGGCAGGCTGACAGCGGGCACTCCCACGAAAGACAGCCCCTCCCCCAAGAAGGGCAGCTATTCCAACGGTTCCCTGACCAATCAGCAGGTGAAGCAGCTCCAGAAATACTACGGCGTGTCTCAGGACGGCAAGTGGGGGGCCAACTCCAAGAAGGCCGCAGGCGGCCTGACGGCTGACCAGGCATGGGCGAAGTATCAGGGCGGCGGCAACGGCGGCAGCGGTAGCAGCAACTACGGAAACATCCGCAGAACGATCACAGGCTATATGTCTCAGGGCAACTACGCAAAGGCGCAGAGCTACCTGAAATCCAACTGGAACAGCCTGACAGAGGCACAGCAGCAAGAGCTTTCCGATCTATTCGGGTAAGGAGGCTATACGATGGCGGTAAAGATGCCGGATCTGGTCGCCTACGGCGAGCGGGTCAACAAAACACAGAATAACAGCGGTGGCGTTCAGATGCCGAACCTTGTAGCCTATGGCAAGCGGGTGGAGACGCGGAAGGCCAAGGAGACGAAGGCCGTTACGCCTTCTGTCTCCCCCCGGCCTATGGAGAACGCCAGCACCGGGAACAGCCGCCCCAACAGCCGCCTGCTGGCAGACGTGCGGACCGGCGGCACCACGCCCCCCTCTCTGGACAACGGGCGCGTGGGGAAGGTGATTTCCGGTGCGGCGAAGTCCACCGGCTCCGCCTACGCAAATCTGGGCGGTGTGCTGGCGGAGGGGGCCGGGAAGCTGAATACCCGGATCGCCAACCAGAACGCCGGGGATTCCCTGCAAAGCGACCATGACGCGGTGAAGCGGTATGAGAAGATGCTCCGGGACGTGAAGTGGGCCAACGGCAAGGCCATGACGGCGGCGGACGTGAAGCAGGTGCAGAGCTACCTTGCCAGCGCCAAGCGGCGGATCGCGGCCCACGAGGGCTACACCAAGGCGGTTGAGCGGTCCGACAAGGCGGTGGCGGACAAGGCATATCAGAAGGCTGACCGCCTTTCCCAAAGCTCCGCTGCGGACGTGGCACAGGCCAAGGAAGGGCTGGGGCCGGTGGGCCAGTTCGCCGTGGATCTGGGCGTTCAGGGTGTGCAGATGGCGGGGGACGTGGCAGCCAGCGCCGTGATCCCCGGTGCCGGTCTTGCCCTGATGACGGCCCGTTCCGCCGGGAGCAGCGCCCAGCGGGCCAGACAGGCCGGGGCAACCTATGGCCAGCAGCTTGCCTACGGACTGGGTAGCGGCGCGCTGAGCCTTGCCACGGAGAAGATCAGCAACGTGGCAAGCCCCTTCAAGAAGGCGTTCGGCGGCGGCGTTCTGGACAACGCCATCAACGGTGCGCTTTCCAAACTGAACAACAGCGCGGCGGGCCGTGTGGCTCTCTCCATGATCTCCGAGGGCGGTGAGGAATTTATCGAGGACATTTTCCAGCCCATTTTGCAGCGGGCCACCTACGACCCATCTGCCCGGTTCGATCTGAGCGAGGCGCTGTATGACGCGGCGGTGGGCGCTGCCATGGGCGGCATCGGCGCAGGAGTTGACGTCATCAGACAGCGTGGAAACGGTCAGGCGAACGCACAGCCTACGCAGGAGGTACGCCCGGAGGTACGGGAGGGTACTTATACCCCCGCCCCCGCAAACGCCGCAGAGGGCACGCAAAACGCCGCCCCCGGAGTGGAGACGGCGGAGAATATTCGGGTCGGTCAGGCGACTACCATCAAGAAGCCTTACAAGGGCGAAGTGCCTACCCAGACCCAGCGGCAGAACACAGCGCCGGTGCAGGTGAGCAGCGAAGCCTTGACCCGAGCGCAGAACAGCATTGCCGGGGCGCGAGGGCTGGAATCTTCTCTTCCTGGACAAAGCTTTAAGAGTACGCTGAAGAACGTCTACAAGAGCATCTTCAAGCCCGCAACGGGCGTTGTGGTAGATGGAACCTCTTTCGGCGGGCAGCCCTATGCGGTAGACATTCCAAACAGTGTCCCCGGGAAAGTTATCAGCGACACAAATCTGACTGCGGAAAAACTGGCTTTGCTGGATAATCTGCCTGATGTTGTACGCAATGGTACTTATGTAGGGAGCGGGGAATATGTTCCCCACGGTTCCAAGGCAAAAAAGACGGTTCGCTTTGATTACTTCGAAGCGCCGGTTGAAATCAATGGGAAACAGTATATCGCCTCTTTCGATGTTGAGGCATTCCCGGATGTGAACAACTACCGCACTCATAAGCTGAACGAAATAGAACTGTCCCCAATGACGAATGCTGACACGGGTCGAGATCCCGCTGCAAACGCCATGAGAACAGTTCCTGTTGAGGGTACGCGTCCCCTCAATGCTAATGATAGCATAGCACAGGGGGCGGAAAATGTCAAGAACGGTGGGGCAGCAGAGTTTGACACGCCGGGTGACGCCGTGGCGGGTGCGGTGAACACGCCCTTTGACACCATGCAGGCCAAGAGTGAGGACTTTTACCCGGTCAACCCCAACAGCGCCCAGCGCATCCAGGCAGACCAGCGGCGGGCACCCTCTGAGGTGCCAACGGTGAACCCTGACACCGGGCGGAATGTGGAAAAAACGGTCTCCACGATTCTCAATAGCCCCCTGACCTCCCCGGAAATGGCAACCGTGTATGAAAACGCCATTGCAGGCGGCGCGTTTGACTATGACGTGGTGACGGACCGGAGCGCCGTGCAGCAGGCACAGGCCAAGATCGCACGGGACGGCTGGCGCGAGGTGGCGAACAGCTTCATTGCCAAGGCGGAGCTGGGTCAGCGGATCACCAAGGCGGACACCGCCGAGGCCATCAGCGCCTACAACCTCGCCATTTCCGAAGGAGACCACAAGGCTGCCTTTGAGCTGGCAACGGCTATTGCGGATGCAGCCCATGACAGCGCACAGATGGTGCAGGCCATGAACCTGATGAACCGGTTGACGCCGGAGGGCCGTCTGCTGACGCTGCGGCGGCTGGTAGACAAAATGAATGACCGGGCGGCGCGGCAGAACCGGGCACCCCAGCAGAACACCCCAGACAGCGGAGACGTGGAAGGCGCACGGGTGGACTACATCGACAAGGTGACGGGCTTCACCCTCTCTGACGAGCTGGCAACCAACTACCTGATGGCAGAGACGGACGCGGAGCGGGCGGCGGCGTGGGACGCCATCACCACCTCCATTGCAGACCAGATCCCCAGTACGTTCCGGGAGAAGGCCAATTTCTGGCGGTACACCTCCATGCTGACCAATCCCACCACCCACATCCGCAACATCATGGGCAATGCCATTCAGTTCGGCGCACGAAAGATCAAGGACGGCATCGGGACCGCAATCGAGCGGGCGGTCATCAAGGACCCCTCTCAGCGGACAAAGGCCGTGAATGTTGACAAGGATCTGAAAGCCTTTGCCAAGGGCCAGTATGAGACAGACCAGAGCGCGGCTATGGGCAGCGGGAAGTATTCCGACGCCACGGCAGCGGGCATTGAGCGGGAGATCCAGAGCAAGCGGAAAATGTTCAGGGGGGAGGACGGTCTCTCCCGTGCCGTGCAGGGCATCGGAGACCTGAATAGCCGCGCCCTTGACTATGAGGACGTGATCTTCAACCGGAGCGCCTATGTGGACAGCTTCGCCCAAGCACTGCAAGCCAAGGGCGTGACGGCGGCAGAGGCCCACGCGGGCACCAGAGCCGCAGACGTGGAGGCGGCACGGGCCTACGCCATTGAGGAAGCGCAGAAGGCTACCTACCGCAACACCACGGCGCTTTCCGAGGCGCTGTCTCAGTTTGGCCGCTATGAGGGGGATAACCCGGTAAAACGGGCAGGTTCCTTCGTGGCGGACGCCCTGTTCCCCTTCCGCAAGACCCCGGCCAATATCCTGACCACGGGCCTTGATTACAGCCCTGTGGGGCTTGCCAAGGGCGTGAAGGAAGCCATGTTGGACGTGAAGTCCGGGAAATGCACGGCGGCGGACGCCGTGGATTCCATTGCATCCGGTCTTACCGGCACCGGTATTCTGGCGCTGGGCGCTTATCTGGCGGCGGAGGGGCTGCTCCACGTCCGGGCCGGTGATGATGACAAGGAGGAAGCCTTTGAAAAGTCCATGGGCAAGCAGGACTATGCCATCCAGATCGGGAACAAGTCCTACACGTTGGACTGGGCGGTTCCTGCGGCAATGCCCCTGTTTGCGGGTGCTGCCATCATGGAATCCGTTCGGAAGGGCGGCGGCACATTTGACGCGCTGGTGGATTCTCTGCTGGGGATGCAGGACGTTGTGCTGGAGACCTCCATGCTGTCCTCCCTGAATGATTTGGTTTCCAACATCAGCTATGCCAAGAGCAAGCCTATGTACCTCATTGACCGGGCGGCCAGCAGCTACGCCGGACAGTATATCCCCACCATCGGCAGCAAGGTTGCGTCCGTATTTGATGATACGGTGCGCAAAAGCTATGTGGAGAAGGGTTCCGGGCAGGTAGCCTCTGACGTGAACTATTTCTTGCAGGGGGCGGCGAAGAAGGTCCCCGGCGCACGGAATCAGCTTCAGCCCATGGTGGATATGTGGGGCAACGAGGTCTCCAACGGCTCCGCGCCGGAGCGGGTGTTCCAGTCCTTCCTCTCCCCCGGCTTCCTGAAGGCGCAGGACAACAGCCCCGCCACGCAGGAGATCCGGCGGCTGGCGAAGGCCACCGGAGACAGCACCGTTTATCCGGCGGCGGCGGAGAAGTCCTATACGGTGAAGGGTGAGACCCGGACCCTGACCGGCGAGGAATACACCCGGTACGCCAAGGCCATGGGCCAGACGCGGAAGGAGCTGGTGGAAGCGGCGGTGAAGCTGCCCGCCTACAAGTCCATGAGCAATGCGGAAAAGGCGGATTACATCCAGAACGTGTATAAATATGCGCGTGAGACGGCCCGTCAGCAGGTAGACCCCAAGTATGAGCCCAGCGCCAAGTGGATTGAGAACGCAAAAACGTCCAAGCGGGACGTCGGCGTGTCCACCGGGGAATTTCTGGCCCTGTACCAGAAGTACGGCAGCGAGAAAATGAGCGGAAAAGCCTACGAGAAGGTAAAGCAGGCGCATGATGCCGGACTTTCCCCCAAGGAGTATTTCTCCATGAAGGACAGGGCCGACGCGAACGGAAACGGCAGGGTCAGCAAGGCGGAGGCCAGCGCCGCCCTTGCCGGTCAGGAAAACCGGGCGGATTTGTGGGACATTATCTGCACCACCAACGCCAAGAACCCCTACAAATAAGAAAACACCCTCGCCATCCGGCGGGGGTGTTTTGTTTGGTTTCTACATCATGGACAGGAGCGTTTTCACATGGGCGGCGCGGTCCAGCATCCGCTCATGCTCCCAGTCCCAGACGGCCTTCTCCGCTTCCGTGGGGTGGAGACCGGCGTCCTTCGCCTTTTCGATGTGGCGAACGGCCATCTCATAGAGCCGATTGGCGTGGCCCAGCTCCTGACGGCTGAGGTCGGCGTAGGTGCTGGCGTCCTCCGGGTCCTCCCCGGCGTGCTTGACGGCCTCACGGGCGTACTTCTCGGCATCGTCCAGTTCTTCCCGGATCCCTTCGGCCAAGTGTTTGATCTCGTGCATAAGAGCCTCCTAACTCTGCTTGATCAGGGTGTAGAGCTTGTCCACATCCGTTTCATTCAGCGTGACGTTCCCAATCAGGGGGATATTGGTGGTGACGGGGCCTTTGGCGGCTTCGGTTTTCAGGCAGGTGTAGATCTTGTCCAGATCGACGTTCCCCGCCTCGTCAAAGACGCCGAGGGCCTTCATGGCGGGATGCTCCCGGAGGGCGGAAAGGCTGGCGTCCAGATTGTTAAGGGCCATAGCAGCCCCGGCCCCGACCGCCCATTTCTGCCAGCCGGTGAGCTTGCCGGTAAATTCCTCATCCACATAGCGAGCAGCGCCCTGCTTGATCTGTTCCAATGTTACCATAGATTCCTCCAATGACGGGAGAGAGGGGCGCTATGCCCCTCTCTTCTTCCCTCTGCGCCTCTTAGCGACCGCAGTTGCAGCCGCAGGTGGAGACGGGGAGGGGGTTATAGGTGGACTGGGGCGTGGTGCCGGTGCCGGTGGTGATGTCCGCGACCATTTTGGGATAAAAGGTGGCGTTGGTGTAGGTGACAATGGTGTTGTCAGCGCACTTCCGCTCGTCCCGCTCCCGGGAAATGGCCCCGCACAGCTCGTTCTTGCAGCAGTCCACGCGCTCCTGCAACAGCTGGAAGCTGTCCTTGGTGGCCTGATTGTTGACCGCCTGAGAAGCCAGCACACCCTGTACCTCGCCCAGCTTGCCGTCGATGTACTTATACATCTCCATCATCTTCTGATCCTGGTAGGTGTTGGCATCCCGCAGAGCAATGTCACTGCGGAGCTTGGCGTTCTCCTGCACCATGGACAGCTCGTAGCGGTTGACCGTGTGGTTCTCGCTGCATCCGGCCTCCGCCGCCATACCAGCGGCAAAGGGGATGACGCGATTGCCCAGCAGCATCCCGCCAAGACCGCCCAGAGAGTTCAGGACGCCCAGAGACAGACCGGCAATGCCGGTGCCGAGAGCAGTGCCTGCGACGCCCTTGCTTGCAAATTCAGCCATAGAGAGATTCCTCCTTCTCTAAAAATACACCCCCTGTTTCCGCGCGCAAAACAAGCGGTGCTCTATGGTTACCGTACCACAGGACACCGCTTGTCATGGCTTATGGATGTTTTTTGCTTGGGCGGGAGATGCCTGCTTTATCCCGGATGGAGCGCAGGCAGGCGTTTACGGAGGAACGGGACAGGTACAGCTCTGCCGCCGCGTCCTCAATCGCCCAGCCACGGCGGCAGACCAGATTGAACACGCGCCGCTCCCGGTCGGTGAGATAGCGGCATTGCTCCATTTTTTGGAGCTGCTGGACGGTGTATCGGTATTTCATAATGGGCCTCCTTTGTGAAGTGCCCCTCCCCTTTGATCTACCGATGCAGGTAGTCAGGACCCCTGCGCGTCTATCATGGCTAACAGCTTTTCCAGATCGTAAAAATTCCGTGGGTTCAGCCCTGTTTCCCGCTGAATGAGCCGAAAGCGGTAGCGGATGGAGTTATAGTGCAGGTAAACCGCGCCGCCGGTCTTTTTCATGCTCATGTTGTTCTCCGCATAGGCTTTCAGCAGTTTTTTGTCCCGATCCTCCATAGCTTACCGCCCCCCCAACAAGTACAGTTTCAGCCACAGGGGGATGTCGGCGGTCAAAATGCTTTTGAAATAAAACACGATAAACGCAATGGCAGCGGCTATAACCAGCGTCCAAAAGACTATCATCAGCCAGTCTTTCAGTTTCATTCAGCACCGCCGTCCTTTCTCTCGCCAAGGCTACAAAAGAATGTCCTTGTGTCCTTATCAAATGGCAAAAACACGATGTTTGTTTTGGGGCAAAATGCGTATATATCTTTTCGGTTCCACACGCACAAATGCTTGCAGTCCTTACACCGCACCACCGGCACAGAAGTATCTTCCGTTAGAGCAAGATAGGCGATAGCAAGGGGCCGACTATGATGCAATAGTTCATCTTCGTCCATGTATTGTGCGATATGTTCGATGGTTGCAATAGCTTCTTGCTTTAGGTCGGCACCACAGTCGAGATCATGCGTGTAGTGCATCAGTTTTTCTCTAAGCGTCATGGTCAGCACCTCCGCCCATCTTTGCTCCGCAGTTGGGGCAGTAGATATATTCGTTGTTAAAGGAAATGCCTCCGCAGACGGAACAAGCCCATCCATACGGTGCGTGTTTTGGCAGTTCCCCAAAACCGGCATCCGACCACCGCCCATGCACCACCGGGGCCACGTCGGCGGTGGGAATACTATCAATCGCCTCTTTGCAGTCTCTTAGACATTCTCCTGCCCAATGATGAGCTTCATAGTCCCACATAGCACCATAGTCAACAGGATTTATTTGCTCTATCTCGCGAATCGCCGCATCTCGCTTGATGTATTCAGCCATTGTCAGCCCTCCTGTTCCATTTTTCAGCATACTCTCCCGGATAACCCGTTTCCGGATTTGCGTCTCCAGCCCCTAAAACAAAAGGCTGATTTATGTCGTTAAGGACACAATCTGTATCATCGTGCATCCAGTATTGCTTAATGATGCGCTTTCCGAAACGATTCACATAGTTTTCCCGGTAAAAGTTCAGTTTACCGCCGCAGAACGGGCAAGGTTTTAATTCAGCCATCCTTTATCGCCTCCACATAGCACCAGCTCTGGGGCGGGCGCTTAATATACAAGCTCTCGTTTCCACAAGTGCCGTTGTTTTCCCAGTACATGGCGCAGCTCTCACAATACCAACTGTTTGGGCACGCCCGCCGAAACGCCGTCAGCTCCCGCGGCTGGTCATAGATCAGCAGGTCGGAGATATGCCAGCCGTAGCCGGTTTTCCCGTTGCCGATGTAGTCAGCAAGCTCCTCGTATGTAAGACAAGATCGCTCCATGTGCTCGAAAAGCCAGTTCTGAATGCTACCATTGTCGAAAACATTGATGGAAAATATCCGGTCGCAGGTAAACTCCCCGATAACCTTGCCCTTGCGGTCTGCCCACTTGCCGCGGTTCCACTTGGCAACATCACGCCCAAGATCAACTCGAAAAAACTCGTTACAGCCTTGCAGCGTGCAGTAGATGTAACATTTGAACGGCGTGTCCAGCTTCGGCTTGGTCTTTCGGACCTCGATGGTTTTTTCGCCGTTGGCGATCTTCTCCACCCACTTGGGGCGGATGCTGATAAGGACTGCCTTACTCATGGCTTTCCCTCCCATGGCGTTTCAAGCCATTTTTTAATTTCCTTCCAAGTTTCGGGCATGGTCGAAATGCCAGCAATGTGTTTCATTTCTGCATCGCTCCGAAACTTGCACAGAAGGCCGATCAGTTCGTTGTCCGTCATGCTCCGGATCCGGTCGGCAACGGTAACGGGCCACGTGCGATACGGGCACGCTTCGATTGCGGCGCATTTTTCAACGTCATAGCCCACCTGCATGGGGCAGTTTTCACCGGTGCATTTTTTCATAATTCCACCTCCGTAAGCCAGAACTCGCGGCGGCAGTCGGTGCATTTGTGTCCCATAGTTACGCAGTTACTTCGTGCATTCCTGTGCGACGCGGAAATCGAGCAGGGATATATTTGCAACACACCATCATCTCCAATGCGTGCCTCCGGGTACTGCTCCAGAAACACGCTCTGCCGCGTCTTGCGCGGGTGCGCAGCAGACCATTCCTCGGTGTTCTTCACAATTTGCGCCGCATCAACGCCCCACACCTCACTCATGGTGCCGCACATTCTGTTTCGCTCCTCAATAAACTTAACAGCATCCATCACATATCCCTCCATCTGCACCCGTCACAGGCCCCATCATGGGCCAGCGTGTAGTTTCCGCACTTTAGGCACAGTTCGTTCCGCAGTGCGTCAATTTCTTTCGCCTGCGCCTCGATCAAGTCAGCGGCTTCCGCCAGATCATCGCCCAGCGTGATCGGTGTCTCCCACTCATTTGCCCGCGCCCATTCCGCGTGCTCACGCAGCGCATTTACGAGGTTTGTATCTCTCATAGTTCCTCCTTACATTTCTTCATTCAGCCAGCTTGCCCACGTCACCATGCGGGCATCATCGGCATTGGATAGCTTCTCTGGGTATTTCAGATCAAGTGAGCAGCCCTCCGCCTCCAGTGCGTCATCCACGGCCAGTTCGATCAGCTCCCCCAATCTGGCTGCGTTTTTCGTGTAAAACTCAAAGTTTGTCATTCCTCAAACCCTCCAAGAACTTCCTGCCCCGGCAAAACGCCGTCCTCCATCCACCAATGGAATACGTCCACGCCGGTATCTCCCATTCGGAACACACCGTTCATTTTCCCACGTCTCTGCCGCTCTTCCAGCATTCGATCAAAGGCCCCGATATACGCCGCCTTGATTTTGGGGTAGCGGGAAAACTCCATCATTCGCATTTTAACGTTTGCCAGTGGACACCCTATACATCCGACCCGGTGAAAGCCCTCACAGTACAGCGGGTTCATGGGGATTTTTTCAACAGCGGCATAATCCAGTACCTCATTGTCCTTCCAGTCGATGATGGGGTTGACCACCCGCTTCCCCTTGAGTTGGCACGTTTCAAATAATCGGCGATCCTCGTCGTTATCGTTTGATAGGATCAGTTTGTTTTGTGGCTTAGACGTTAATACCTCTAAGCCGCCACGGCGTTTCCTGGCCGTGGATTCCGCCCAGCGAACACCCGTAGCGATAAACCTATTCTTGCCTCCCCCCTCTTTAAGGGCGGCGCAACAGTACCGCATCAGGCGTGTGGGCGGCATGAGCTTCTTTTGAATCAGTTTCCACATGGTCATACGGGAGCCGTCCGACTGGACGTGCTTGTCCACGTCGCACTTGATGCCCTTGCATTCCAGCCGATAAAACGTATCGTACACGTGCCGCACCGTCTCCGGCGCGTCTGCCGTGGTGAGGTTGTGCAATACCTCAAATGGGATGCCGCTGGCCCTTGCCAGATGCAGGAGCACGTCGCTGTCCTTGCCCCCGGAATAGGTGATCACCAACGGCTTCTCAAAAAGCCGCAGGCTCATATCCGATGCCGCTTTCAGCCGCTTGATTGCGGTCTGCTCCAAGTCGCTCATTCCTCCACCTCCGCAATCCAGAACTCGCGGCGGCAAATATCACAACCTCTTCCAGTCGGGCAATGTCCGCGTAACGTTGTATCAATAAGGCATGGGTCTAAAGCAACGTTATGTGTGTTCGTATATATTGGCGCATTTGGAAACTGTTCCAGAAAAACGCTCTGGCGGGTTTTGACAGGGTGCTCCTTCGCCCACTTTTCGGCAATTTCCACCGCCTCCTCCGGGTGGGTTCTTTGCCAGACAGGGCAGGTTTCAAACCCGCTACGTGCTTTCCCAAACTCGCATTTGAGGCACTCGCAGTGGCACATTCTGCACAATGTTTTTAAATACTCCACAGCGTCCATTACTTTTCCTCCTCAATGGTGACCTCCACACGGGAGGCTCCGGTTGTCTGATACTTCCGCACCGTCAGCAGTGCGATTGCGCTGTCATCGTTGTAGGCGTGGCCGTTCAGCGCGTCCAGAATGGCCTTTGCCACGTTGTCAGCGTCAGGGCGCTTAATGTGGGGCGTCCCGTCCATCGCAACGGCCTTTTTCTTTGATACGCTTTTCGGCACCGTGAAAAACGCCGTGATGGTGGCCCTGAGCGGGATGCCGCCCGCAAAGCCCTTTCCGCTCTGGCACTTCCAGCACTGGACCACCTTGTTCTCGTAGTCCCGTGTTTTCTGCGGGGTATGTGCGTGGCCGTCCTTCGTAAACCGGGGACGGCCCTTGCCCACCGGAATGCCGGGGACTGTGAATTCAATTTTCATTGTTTGCCTCTTTCTTCGGCTCAAATCCGCTCTTTCTCTCGCACTTGCACAGGTAGCATTTGTCTGAATGTCTGTTTGCACAATGTACGCATGCAAAGGCAAACGTATAAACCCCCATCGGGTAAAGAACGGGGACGGTAGATTCACCCTTCATCGTTTTTCTTCCTTTCCGTCAATGATGACGCTGACCACCCGGACACGGCCCAGAGGCTCCAGCAGCATGGCCACCGCCTCCTTTGTGCCCTGCGTGTCCTCGCCATCGTAAATGTCAATCACAAGCCGCATCATCGTGTGTCCCTCCTGAATTTGGGGCAGTAGTGGATCACAAACGAGGATTCTACCCGTGTGCCGCCCTTGCCCTTGCCGCCGACCTTCAGCACCCGGCTTGTGGGGGTGGCGTCCCAGCCGGGAACCGGCTCAAACCGCAACGACCACTCGCAGCCGCCGCAGGCGTTTGCACAATCCCAGCAGAGCTGCTTGGACTGGAACTCGACCTTGGGGACTTTCTTCTGCTTCTTCTCCCGTGGGGGATACCGGCGGATCAGCTCGTCCAGCCGAAAATTACTTGCCATTCAAACACCTCGCATATCTGCCAGAGCGCACCATTCGGCATAGGTCATCCCCTGTTTCTTCGCTTCGGAGGGGGTAGGGATACCGGCATCGTGCCAGCGCTCGTGCTGTTCGCCTGCCTTGGCGTAGAATTTTTCCAGATAGGCGTCGGACGGCTCCGGCATGGGGGCCTCCTTTGCCTTGGGCGCTTCCGGTTTGGGCAGGTAAGGGACCAGTTCGGATGCGTCCGGCGGGAACCGGTTCTCCCGTGCCCGTAGGATCACCGCCTGTTTCGCGTCCTCATAGGCCCACGGTTCCAATACCAGCGTCCACGCCTCCAGATCTGCGGGGGTGCGGGGCTGCTGCTTGGAGCTGGGGTAAAGGGTCTCAATCAGGTTAAACAACCGCTGGGTGTCCTGCTTCTCCATGTTCTTCTCCTGTAAGACTTCCGTAGTAGTCTCTAATCAGCTTCTAATTCCCGTATTAGCCTCTAATTCTTTTCCCCTTGCCAATAGAGAGATAAATATATATATAATCTTTTCTTCTTAGGGGGGTGTGGGGGGCGTTCTTCTTTTCTCTGGGGCTGCTGTGTGCGTCGGTGATCGTGCTGCGGCTTGCTTGCATCCGCCCGTCATCACTCTTTAGACACACACGGCAACGTTGTTAAAAGGGAAGCTCCCCGTCATCTTGAATTTCTTCAAAGCCGCCGCTGCTGTTCATGGGCGGGGCGGCGGCGGTACGGGCGTCGATGCGCTGAGCGCCCACAGAGGCCCACTCCGCGATGAAGTCGATATAAACCTTGCCCTCGTAGTCATGGGGTTCTACGCGGCCCACAGCGATGATGGGATCGCCCTTGGAGGCGCTGGCGATCGCACGGCCCATGGAGCCGAAGCCCTTGACGTTCATCCAGACGGTGGTGCCGTCGGTCTTGTTATAGGCCGCCACGGAGACGGAGCCTATAACGGTGCCGCTCTTTGAGGTGAAGATCTGGGCGTCCTTGGCGCAGCGGCCACAGATCAGGCCGGTTTTCTGCTGGACGCCCTCCCGGTTGCAGTCCGGCAATCCGTTAATGAACATCAGGCATCCTCCTTCGGCTCCAGAGCGTCCAGCAGGGCATCAAAGTCCTTGCTGAGGACCTTGCTGGCGCTGTCATAGCCGTGGGCCTTCAAGAGGGTTTTCGCCTCCTGCTTCGTCAGGCCGTGGCGGGAACAAGCAGAATAGAAAAATTTGACCTGCGCGGCGGTAATGGGGGCGTTGGGGTCCTTGTTGGTCATGTAGGCGCTGCCGTCCTCGGTGTCGCTCTCAATGTCCTGGGTGAACATATCGGAGACGCAGCCGAGAGACAGGGCAGCGGAGACAAGGGCGCGCTTCTGGGCCATCTTGACCGCGTTGTTAGCGCCGTCATAGGGAGACTGGGAGCCGGTGCGGCCCTCCCGGGTGTTGCCGGAGCCGTAGGCGGAAGTGATGACATATTCCTTGCCGTCATAGATCTTGATAAGGTCACAGCGGACGAGGAAATAGAAAAAGCCGTGCTCGATATCCTCCAGCTTGCTTTCCAGGGTGTAGCGCTGGCAAAGGCCGTATGCCACGGCCACCTTTTCCGCGCCGGACTTAAAGAGGGTGGGGGTCTTGCTCATGGCCTCGCCGTTCTTCTTGCGGATCATGCCGAAGTCCACACCCCGGCGGAGGGTTGCGGGGACGCCGCCGCAGACGGCAATGGAATAGTTCCCGGTGCGGGGGATGGGGGAAACCGTCAGCGGGGCGGCGTCATAATTGTAAAGGGTCAGTTCATTCATGTGCGTTTCTTCCTTTCTGTGGCTTTATGGAGGGTGCGGCAGGCGTTTACCAAATTTGAATTTGGTTCTACATGGCGAAGCTCATAAGTGCCATCTTTAGAGAGTTTCAAGGCATAGAGCGATTGAATTTTCCCGTAACCGCAGCGCGGGTCCCATGAGAAAATCATCTTGTAGGCGGTGAGCTGGGCGGAGAGGGCGGCGTCATGAAGCTGCCCGGTCTTGATGTCAAGAATCGCGGGGGCATTATGGATGATGCCAAAGCGGTCCATGGTTCCGGCCATTTTCATATTCCGGTCCGCTATGGGACATTCAATCAGTTTCCATTCCGGCTTCCAGTCCTTGAGAAACCGGCGGTAGGCCTTCAGGTATCCGGCGATCTCCGGCGTTTCCTCAGGTTCCTCGCCGTAGTCAATGAGGGCGCAGGCTTCGTGGACGGCGGTTCCCCGGCGGGCGGCAGCCTCCGCCAGCCATGGCCGGTCTGACTTGTAGTCATAGGCGCAGAAGCGGGTGACCTCGGTCACGCTGGGAAGCCTTACGCCGTCAAGGGTGTAGGTGTGGGCGGCCTCGTCAAATGTCAGGTTACTCATCCGGCAGCCCCTCCAGATAGGAGATCGCCCCATTCACAGCGGCGATAAAAGCGTCCCTGGCATTGGATGGAATTAAAGCGAAGGAATTTCGAGTGTGGGCAAGCTGCTCGATGATAGATTCTCGCTGGGTCAAAATCTTGGTGCCGCAGATAAAACAGAAGTGTGCTTGGGGAGGCAACAATTGCCCGCATTTAGGACACTTCTTTTCAGGGGACTTGTCATTGTCTTGGGCCTTTACATAATTGTTTATCGATCCAAGCGAACGCCCTGTTTTCTCTGCAATTTCCCGGTTGGAGAATCCTGCACGATGCAGCCCACGAATTTCTTCGATTTCATGGGGAGACAGTCGTGACCTGCGAGATTGTGTCATATGGCACCTCTTTCTGTGTACAGGACGGGGATGCCGAGGGCATCGGCGAAGATGTCCATATTCCCGTCCAGCTCGTCCAGCAGATAGTCCTTGAAGCAGGGGCCGCAGTACAGCTCCCCGGTAGGAAGCTGATAGAGCTTGTCGCAGTCATCCTCTGCGGTGGGGTTCATCGGATGACCGCAGTGTTCGCAGATTGGGTAATTTTTCCTTGTCATAGCTGAGTTTCCCTCCAAACGCGGACCGCGTGGGCGATGTCCGTATATTTTTTCGTGCGGTAGCCGCAGGAATCGCAGAGGACGAAAAACAGGTCCTCCTTTCCGGGGGCTACCATCCGTTTACCGCCGTACATGTGGCACCGGGGGCAGGGCGGTAATTCTGCCATCCGGCCACGGCGTCTGCGCATCAGACCACGCCCAGCATGTGGGCCAGCACCATGAGCAGGAAGCCGAGGAAGCAGCCGAAGGAGACCCAGGCGGAGAAGTCGGATCGGTCCCGGCGGCGCTCCTCCCGGGTGCGGTTAGCGCGTTTCATGGCGTCCCCTCCCCTCGATGAGATCTACGATCCGCAAAGGCCATGCGGCGGCGGTGGCCACGCCGATCAGCACGAAAATGAATGTTGTGGTATCCATAGTTAAGCCTCCCCGAAGTGATAGCACTGGCGCAGGCCGCCGTCGAAGGTGACCAGAAACCAGCGGTGCGGAATGTTGATGTAGGAAACGGTGCCGGTGCGGGTGGGGTGCTCCGCGTCGCCCAGACAAAGGCGGACACTGCACCGGGCACCCAGCTCCGGCGGCGCGGGCGGCTTGGGATCAGGCTTGAAGCCGCAGAGGTTGAGCTTGCTCATTTTCTGGCACCTCCGCAAAGCTGGCGGGCCAGCGTGGCGGCGGAGATATGGCCGCTGGCGTCCATGGGATAGCGCTTTCTGACGGTGCGGGGATCCCGGATGCCGGTGAACGCTTTGACGTCCTTGATGTTCAGAAGATTTCGCCCGCCGGTAAAGGCGAGGATCTGTTCCAGATTGTCATAGTAAAAATCGTTGACCATAGGGGCCTCCTTTTTGGCTTTGTCGTGATTGCGATTGGTGGGGCGGGCCGTTAATTGCCTGAGCTATGTGCATTGACGTTTCTGGGTAAAGAGCGAGAAAAATTGTTCGTGTAACGGCACGAATAATTATTCATTTTTCCGAGAGGAAAAGATTGATGAAGTATTGCTGCCCCTTACCCGTGACTTTCGGCGTTTTGTTCACGCTAATGTGACCGTCCGAATGGGACACGGTGGTTTCTTTTACCTCGAATAGGCCCATTTCCATGCTCCGCTGTGTTGGCATGTTGTGATCGTTGCCATCCCGCCGAACCAAATAACCGTTCTTTCTCATCCAGTCGAATAAACGGTGCCCGCCGATCTCTACGCCGTTCTGCTTCAAGATCTTCGCCAGGTCAAAAATTAGGATGGACGTGTGGGATGCTGCCACGCTGTCAGCGAACAGCACTTTAGGCCGGTTCTCTTCCGCCTGGGCTTCCAGTACTTGCAGTTTCTTGTTGGCGATCTGCAAGGCGCGGGCCATCACCTTCTCCGGACTGTTCCAGTCCTTTTCCAACTGGATGAAATACTG